TTTGATGACATTATTTCATTTATAATAATACGCATAATAATTGTTTCTATAGAGAACCATCGTCGGATTTAACGTCGTCGTCTTGTGTTCTTGCGAGATACGTGTTTGCGTTTCATTGTTCTTTTTCGTCGACCAACTCGCATTGTTGCTTTTCGTGGACGTCCTTTTATTTTGCGCATTGTTCTGATTTGTCGTCTTCTGCCGCCATCTATTTTCTGTTTATCACTCTGAGCCCTGTTAGGCCTGTCAACCCTCTCAGTCCTCGCTCTATTTTGTTGTATCACCTCCTGACTTCTCTCCTCTTCCTTTTTCGCCTTTAGTATTTCCAGCTCGGCATCCGTGAGCTTTCTACTGGCTGGACGCCTTCTTTTCAGCCCCACCGCATTCCGTGTGTTCTCCTCTACCACCTCCATTTCCGTATTCAGTCTTGCAACTTTCAGCTTCGGAGAATTAGCTACTCCAGACGTCCCTTTTCTATTTGTCGCAGTTTGATTTTGAGATGCAAAAGTATTAGTGTTGGCACTATTTGCTCCAGTTTTCCGCTGACCAACTGGTATGACTTGAGTGGTTCTTTTCACCTTTGACAAAGTGTTAAGCTTGTCCAAATAATTATTCAAATAATTTTGTACCCCGATCCATACTTCTCGGCCGAATAAATCTGTATAGTTTAGTATAGTATCAACCTTCCTATTAATTTTAGTCAATACATCAATATAACTCTTTAATTTAAACAATATTTTTCTTCTAATATTATCTGGTAAATTAGGACTTTTTAGGCATTTACTTATTATATCCAGTGTATTTGGTCCGCCTTGGTAAGTATTTGTATTGTTTAAAATTATCTCAATTCTTTCTAAAAATCTGGGTAAACGATTATTGAATAGTTTTTCTGACCAATTATCATCACGCGGTGTTTCAGAAGGAGGATTAAAATCTTTATCGAATTCGACTGCATCCGTAATATCATTGTTATAAAAATTTTTCCCCTCTGCCAACAACTTTGCTTGTTCATTTATACGTTTTGATGGATCCGTTGGACCTTTTTTGTCTTTCATGTTTATTAAAGCATCCTTAAGTATGCGCAATATCATACGATTTTGTGTTTGTCCTGATTGATATGCAATTTCTTGACTAAACTTTTTTAATAACTCCATTTGAAATACTACACGGGATTTTAACTCATTTAAATTTGTATTCTTCAAACCATCTTGAATTTTCGGGTTTTCTGCTTCACTAAAGTCTGAGTTTATTTGCATATGCTTCCAGGGGGGGTTATAGCCTTTAGGTTGCACCCTATTTAAATGTTGCTTGAGTACACTATAGTAGTTGTCTACATTCTTGTTTCTGGCGCCCAAGTCATGATTGCATTTTATCTGATTACATACATGATGCGCATAGGCAAATTCATGAAGATACGCACGCAATAAATTCGCAAATTCACGATAACGCGGGTTGAGTTGTTTACCACCTATAATTATACCTGAATTTTTAAAAAACTGGTTTATTATATTATTATACATTATATTCAAGGTATCTTCATTAATAGTAGGCATATTTATAGCATCGTAGTAAGCTTCAAGTTTCTTCTTAAACTCAGTGTCTGCAACCTTGTTCACATAGTATCTCCATTCTGCCAACTCTTTTGGATACAGCGAATAAATATAAGCAAATCTTCCATAAAATTCACCACAGCTCATTCGGTGTTCCATTTCAGCTTGTCCTCCAGGTACAACAAGTTTGCCTGTACACAAATAACATGGGGATCCATCACGTTTAGCCTGATTAGTGATAGTCTCTCCCCAAATTTCTCTCATTTGTTGTTCATTGGTTTTCCCTCGAGAAACAATATCTCGTGCGGATCCGAATTGCTCATCAAACATAATTCTTGCGATTATTTGACATGCTTTTGTGCTTTGTCCGCTTTCAAGAAATTTTGATATATCAATATTTGCATCATTAAGTGCATCAGATAGAGCAGTAGTATCCATATCGCTAAGCGCATTACTTAGATCTGCTATGGATTCACTATATGATTGGCTGTAATTTGTTGCGGATGCTCTGCTGATGACCTCTTCCGCCCGTTTCTCATTAGTCTCTTCATCTGAGCTTTCGTCTTCTTTTAAGGTAGGCAGTCTAATTGTTTCAGCTATTTTTTTTTTAAGTGCTTCTGGCGTGAGTGCAGATGTCGCTGGACTAGATACATTACCTTTTACAAGTGTTTCTGGATTAGATACATTATTTTTTACAGGTGTTTCTAGAGGTGTTGTTTGTTCAGCCGAATTTTGTGTTAAAGTTTCCTGTGATAATTCTTGATTAGGAGTAGCTGGGTGTTGTATATATTCAGGTATTCCCACCGGTAATCCTGTTTCTGAATCAGTATATGTTTCATCATCTTTAGATTGTTCATAATCCTGCACAAGCGAAGTGAACCAATCCTTTGCACAATTATAAAAATAATTAATATTATTAAGAATACCTATATTAAATTCTCCTTCATCCATTATATAATATTATATATTACGTATATAATATTATTCTAGTTTTTAAGACCTAACATCTAAATATTGCCCCCATATCTACGACCCCACATTTAAAGCGCTCAATACTGCACCCTTATTTGTGCGTCGCTTGACATGCTCCGTCTTCTCCTTATGCATCATATCATGACACATTTCGCACAACGTCATCAAATTGGCTACATGATTCTTGTGAAATACCGACCCGTTTGACGCATGAATTATCCCGTTGCTGTCTGCATTTGACTGATGTTGCAAATGATGCACCTCGGCTCCCATATGAGCGCCACATTTCTCACACAAACCTATTACCTTTTTCGCGTTGAAATGAGATGTTTTTAAAGAGAGAATGGAGGCCGTCTCGGGATTATATTTCATTCGGATGGAATGCGCCTGCTCCATAAATGCCTGCGGCAAATTCAAGGATTTGCACACTTCCAAACCATACGTATTGGTCCCCGATCCATCCTTGAGCTTTCTGTCGTAAACAAGTGTATCCGTCTCCTTGTTGTAGATGACTGCCATGTGCTTTAAGGCTAGTCGCTTCATCTCGCATATCTCCGTATAATTCACAATCTCGTGCAAGTGCGTCGCAAAAATAAAACTACTTTGGACGTGGTGCATTAGCTGTATTCCAGCGACAAAAATACTTATGGCCGAGATGCTTTCCGTTCCCGAGCAGAGTTCATCGCCCAAAATCAGACTATTTTTATCCGCCATTAATAAAATATTTCTCAATTCAGACATCTCCACGGCGAATGTAGAGAGACCCTTGAATATATTATCATTCCCTAAAATTCGCGTAAAAATAGAGGTATATGGCTTGTAGCACATGCGAGACGCTGAGACATATAAACCCGCTTGGGCCATGATGACTGCAATCCCAATGGCGCGAATAAAACTGGTTTTGCCTACCGCGTTTGTGCCGTATAATAAAATGCCGTCTGTGCCTGCTACGCCATCTGACTCTTTGCCCATGATGATATTGTTTGCAACATATATCTCATTCTGCTGTAAATTCTCAATCAGGCAATGACGCAAATCCTTGATATCCAAAAACGCCTTTGGTGCACCTTCCTCAATTTCGGGTTTGCATAAATGATAACGATTCACTATCGCCGTTTTTGCATACAATACGTCAACATAGGTTGCAAACTGGCACAATATATCCAGGTCGTTCAAGAAACCTTCCGCCTTCTCCATGCACTCCAAATATATCTTGGATACAGCATCTTTTAATTGGCCCTTGATACTAGTAATAGTCCTACACAACGAATTCAGTTGAGGAGATCCAATGCTATTGTTTGCGGCCGTTTGTGCGTTGAATTCTACCACATTTTTCATATTGTCCAAGGTGAATGTGTTTTCCTTTTGGTTGAACGATGATACGTATTTTAATTCAACTGACTCATTCGGCAACGCGGACAATAACAGCGTCGAACGTCGTTTAGTGGTAAGAAGACTGAACTGGTTCTTTTCAGTCTCGTGGATTTTAATGTACTCTGTTGTCGTTTTTGACTTCTTTTCGGCTGCTGCGAGTAGGTCATTCAAATAAGCGTGAATCGAGTTCAACTTATCTACCGACTCTAGATAGATTTGAGAGAGTTCATCCAACATAATACTTACGCCTTGTTGAATAAAATTCACGTCAAAATTCCTTACGTCGTCAATGTCCTTGCATAATTCCAAATCGAAACTTTTGTGCAAGAAGGCCTCAATGTTTTTGCAATACTGGGAGACGTTTTCGAAATTTGGACCAATCTTGTTTCGCAGATATGTCGTCAGACGCGCGTCTTTGGATACAAAGTTTTGCATAGCATGTATGGTTTTAAGATTATCAGAAAGCTGGTAGAATATTTTTGGACTGATTTTTCGCAGGATGATTTGACGCGACCACTTTGAAATGTCTTGTATATCGTCCAACAAGGCGTATAATTTGTTGTAGGGATAGTTATTGGCCAACAAATATTCCGTAATGTCGTATTCGGCTTGTAATTTTGCGCTATTTGAAATGGGGTTCAAGCAGACGGAATGAAACTCGCGCTTTCCCATCGGCGTAATGCAGATGTTTAACATTTTCAAGACAGACGAATACTTGCCGTGGAATGAATTGTCGTCTATGATGTTGAGTTGTTTCAAGGAATGGTTCGCCAATATGAGACGTTCGGAGATGTTCTCAAAAATGGGTTCGCTGATTTTATTCACTAGGAAGGGGTTGTGTTGAAACACGAAATCTAACAAGAAACAGAGAGACTGAATGGAGGACGTATTTTCGTAGCAGAGTTGAATAAACTGATTAAAATCCATTTTGGGATAGAAGCGCTGAAGAATCTCTTTTTGATAGGTCTGTTTCTCGCACTTCTTTGCCATTGTTTCGTGTTTTGCCGTAGGGGCTGGGTCGTCATCATTCCCCAAAAAGACCTTGTGTATAGAACGGCTTTCAATGTTTGCATATTGGATTACTTCCTCCACCTCGTGCGCAGAGAGATTAGTTATAATAATAATTTCATTTGGATTGTATATGGAGATGAAACGCTCAAGTTCATCGTATGTTATAGGGTTTTTCTTGGCGTACATTTCGGAGAATTGAAATACATTAGTCTTGCCAGTGAAAATATCTATGTTCGCCATACCGACATCAATTCGTTTCCCGCGAAGAATCTTCATTTTGGGTTCAAAATATTCTATCCACAAGCACATGGTATTGTTTGTAAGAATGGTTGGGTCAGTTGAAAAATATGTACCGGGAGAGAAAATACCCGCCAAACTACGCGTAATATTTTTCTCTTGCTCGTCCTGAACGTAGACGATGGCGGTAAACCCCGCAGCCTGAATCTTATTCAGATATTTTTCGATAAAATTCTCCTTGAACCCCGCCATAATGACAGAGTCTTGTCCGATACACGTATTTTTATTTGCAATGTTCAAGTCGCAGATGCGAGAGAAGTCGTGGATGGAACTAGCAGTCGTATTCTTTTTTGTGCCGTAAACCTCGAAAAAGGCACCGACCTGCATTAAGACTATGGTATTTTCGCCATAAATTGCTTTATATTTGTTGGTTAATTCAAAATATTCTTCTACTAGTAGAACCATGTTAGAAAGTATAGGATATAATAATATTACATCATATATTTAGATTGGTTTGATTAATTATATTTTATATTGTGTTGTTGATGTTTGCGCTTTTATTTTTATACTACATTAACTATCATTTCTTTATGAAACTCGTCTCTATCTATAAACGGCTCAAAGTCTTCAAGAGGGCGATTTGTAAATGATCCATCTGGATTTTTCATTGCATTAAGTCGAGGATGTCTAATTTGAACACAACAAAATACCTCCAATATAATTGGTCCATCAGCATAACGAATAAACTCATCAATGCTCTTTTCTACTTCATCGTTTTTACGCACACATATATAATGTATTCCATATGCATGTGCAACTTTTCCAGTATCTGGAAATGATACACCATTACTTGGGTCAGTTCCAAATCTCTTCTTAAAGAATTTTTCTTGTGTTATTTGATTTGCGCCATATGCATTATTATTAAACAATAAAATTTTGATTGGAAATTTATTATGAACTATCGTTTGTAGTTCTTGTATATTCAGTTGAAGCGAACCTTCTCCGAGAATAGGAACAACCATTTTAGTTGGTTCCGCAATTTGACAACCAATTGCAGCAGTAAGTTCAAATCCCATATCGCCTTGGCCGGTCATAATGAATTTATCTCCTTTTTTTATATTGGCCATATGCCATGCATTTGTTACAATGGAACCTGACGTAGTTACAGATATTTTATTTTCCGGCGCAGTTTTATAAAAATATTTCAATGCATAATATGGGTTAATAACGGAATTGTCGGCAAGCATGTCGGGAGGTGTCTCAAATAACCACTTTGTTTTCCAATGAACACATTTTTTAATCCACTCTGAATAATCATTTGGTTCTGAATTATAATTGTCAAAAAATAAATTCAAATCCATGTTCACTTTTAACGCATAATTAACATTCGTCTTTTCTAATTCATTTTGGTCCTTATCAATATAAACTATTTTCGCCTCTCTTGCGAACCAATCACTCCGATATCCAATAATACCTTGCGCCATTCTACATCCTAATGATAATATTAAATCACTATTTTGCATTGCAAAATTTCCAGCTCTATCGCCAATAAGACCTATTTTACCTACATATAAATCATTGTCGCTTTCAATTAAATCTGTTCCATGAAATGTAACACCTACAGGAATATTGTATTTTTTCAAAAAATTATCAAATTTTGTACCACAATTACCTAATTTTATTCCATTTCCAGCAAGGATGAATGGGCGCTTAGCGTTTTTGAGCAAAGTGTATATTTGTTGCATATGTTCTTCGTCGTAAAATGCAGTATCTACATCTTTCTTGATAATAGGTATTTCTTGAATATCCATAAGCATTCCCTGTATATCTAATGGAATAGACAACCAAACTGGTCCTGTACGCCCGTTAATTAAATTCTTCATACATTCAATCAACACGTCAGGCACATCCTCAACGCGTAGAATTTCTTTGGCGTATTTTGTTATGGGTTTTACCATCGAAATAATATCTGCATCGGCTCCAGCGTAATGACGCAATTTCATTTTATCCGTATTTATAGCAACTATAGACTCAGTTGATTTTACTTGTCCAGACATAAAAAGAACTGGGGTACTATCTTGATATGCTATAAGACATGGAGTAATCATATTTGTTGCAGCACAACCGGCAGTAGTACATACTATACAAGGTTTGTTGTTTGTCTTAGAATAACCGACCGCTGAATAGGCTAACGCCTGTTCGTGATGTTGATAATAGATATTATAATTACCATGAATGCCGAATGAATCGTTCAAGTGCATTGAAAACCCACCAGTAATAGTAAATAAGGTATCCATTCCATTTTTATGGAAAAAATCAACAATATAATCACTAACACGTACTTTCATTAGTATATATCAATGTTAATATTTAAGTTGTTTATAGTTTATAAATTATCAGAATAACATATTAACACTTAGTTATGCCGTCCTCTTTCTGAAAGGTATAATAAGTTAAATAAACAATATGAATATATAAATATATGT